TTCTAACTTTGGTTCAGACAAACCTACAGGACATCTTGGTTCTTTTTTAGAAAAAAAAGCAGAAACACAAATACAACTTCAAGCAAATACAGTAAACAAAGATTGGATAACCGTCAAGTGCAAACGTAGTAGGGGTTATTCATTCGAAACATTTAGTTTTAAGGTAAATGAAATAGGACTACCTGAAATAGTAGGGGATTTATACGATCCACTAAAAAACTAAATAACTATGAAGAATTGCTTATCGGATATATTTAATAAACATCAAGTTTGGATTGACATTGTATGTTCCTTTGGTTGTAACAAAGAAACGTCAGAAGATATTGTTCAAGAAATGTATATTAAAATAGATAAGAAAATAAAGAATGGTTTGAATATTGATTTTGGTAAAACAGATTATAATTACTATTATATATTTAAAACACTTAAAACATTATTTTTAGATTTAAAACGTAAAGAAGCTAAAGTAAAAATGATAGAGCTGGAGAATGTAAGAGATCATTTATCAGACTTTGACTGTCAAGATTATGATCAAGTATATTCTGAAATACAAAACGAATTAAATAATATGTATTGGTATGATAAAAAGATATTTCAAATAATAGAAGGAGGAGAATCAATAGCAGAACTTTCAAGAAAATCTGGAATACCTTATTACTCATTATATAATACTTATAAAAAAGTAGTACAGAAACTAAAAAAACTATTGTGATAAAAGTTAGTAATTCAAGACTTGATTATTGTGCTAAAACAGGAAACTATTATGAAGAATTATTTTCTAAAAAAGTAATATCAAAAGGTTTTAAATGGAGAAAATCTACAAATGAAGAAGATTGGTATAAACACATAGATTGTTATGTAAATGAATATGGAGTTGATATAAAAGGTAATAGACATTTAGAAACTATATGGTTAGAATACACTAATGTAAATGGTAATAAAGGATGGTTAAGAGGCAAGGCATTTTATATTGCTATGTTTATTGTAGAATTAAATTGTTTTAGTATCTATAAAAGAATTGATTTATTAAATTATATTAAAGAAAATACAAAAGAAAAAACAAATAATAAAAAAGATTACCTTAAATTATACACAAGGGAGAAATGGGGTAAAAAAGATGAAATAGTAAAGGTTAATTATAATCACATAAAACATTTAGAATTAATAAAATTATGAAATTAGGAGATTTAATATATTACTTCACAAAATATACAGGCATTAAGTTTCTTGTAGATAAATACCATAAGATTCGTGGAACTAAATGTAATTGTGATAAGAGAAGAAAAAAGTTCAATGAAATAAAAATAAATAGATGGTAAAATTTACTGATTATGATTTTAAACAATGGGAAGAATTTAGGCTTTCAAAAAGATCAACAATTAACCGTAAAGAATTTGAATTGGTATGTCAACTGCACTCAACCTATTACAAACATCCTCTACACCATCCCTGCACCTGTAATCCAAAAATAATTAATAAATGGATAAAAGAACTAAATGTCATTTGGGATAATGGGAATTAATACAATTAAAAAACTTGAACAAACTGTTGTTAAATTCTTAAACTTTGATGGCTGGAATTTAGAATGGACTGGAGATGGTTACAAACATTATGACGCTTGTGGCTTTACACGCAAAGGAAATCCTTGTGTAATAGAAATGAAGTTTCGTAATAAATATTATGAAGATAAAATGTTAGAGAAATCAAAATATGATTCTTTAATGAAAATGGATAAAGAAGTAGTCAAACTTTATTTTGTTAATGATCCTAAAGGAAACTTTTTATATTGGTTAAACACTATAGAACTTCCAAAACCAAAAGAAATGTATTGCCCTGATACTACACTATGGACTAAAAAAAGGTTACTTAAACCTGTTTACTTGCTAAAAGAAAACCAAGCCACAAGAATCAATTTAAATTAGTTTATTAATTTTTTTGTTAATTACATTTGTTTAATGTATCTTTAAAACAAAAAACAATATGGCACACGAACCAAACGCATTTGAAAGTTCAATATTTGAACACTACAGAATTAGAGAAAAATCCAAAATAATAAATGATGCTATTAAGATTTTAATAGAACACAATTATACTGTTATTGATCTTGAAGGTAATTTTATTAAAAAAGATTAAATCAAAATGATTTTATTAGTTGATGCAGACAGCTTAATCTTTGCCAGTTGTTATAGAACAAAAGACGAAGAAAACCAAGATCCTTACTATAGAGATATAGAAGATTCCAAAGTTAAGTTTGATGAACAGTTTATGAAGATTGTAAATGATTTAGAAGAACAATACGAAATAGATAAAGTGATTACATTTAATGGAAGCAAAGGAAACTTTAGAAAACTAATTACACCTGTATATAAAGCAAACAGAAAGAAACAAGAATTGCCCCCATTACTTCACGATATGCACCAGTACGTTAAAGAAACATACAATAGTATATTTGGTTTTGGAATAGAAACAGACGATCTGGTTGCGAGATATTGGTATAACATAAGCAACGACATAGGAAGAAATGAAGTAATGATAGTAAGTATAGATAAAGACTACAAGCAGTTTCCTTGTTTAATGTATAACTATCACTACAAACATAGGGTAGTATTAGACATAAGCGAAGATCAAGCATTATATAACTTCTATGAACAAATGATAGTAGGAGATACTGCAGACAATGTAAACTACTTTAAAGGCAAAGGTAAAAAGTTTGCAGAAAACTATTACAAAGATTGCACCACAAAATATCAATACACTAAAAAATTATACGAATTATTTAAAGAACAATACAAAGGCAAAGCAAGACAGAAATACACAGAATGTTATAACCTTTTAAAATTAAGAACAGAATGAAAAAATTTAAAATTAAAGAAATTAAAGAATTATTAAAACCAAAAAACTTATTAGAGTTTAACAGGGATATTAGTCAAAGACATACTAATTCAATGATTCAAAGCATTAATGAATGTGGAATATTAAGGTTACCTGTAATTGGAAACATATCAAATTTTGATAAAAGAAAATATGTTATTATAGATGGTCAACATTTATGCAATGCAATAGTACAAATGCCTAAAACATTATTTACTAATAATATAAATGAAATAGATTGTATTGTTAAAAAATATGACAATAAGAATGAAGTTATTTCAGATGTTGCGAAATTAAATAATATACAAAAAAGCTGGAATGATGAAAACTATTTAAATGCTTGGTATAAATTTGGAAATGATAATATAGATTATTTTTCTAATTACGCATATTTGTCTAATACTTATAATAATATCTTCGATGGTTTGCCTTGTGGGTTTTTAGTTGACCTTTATGCTACAAGCAAAGAATCATTTAGAAATGGTAAATTAGAATTTAAAGATCAAGCATTTAGTGATAAATTAGCCCAATTATCTTTTATGCTTAAAATAGATTATAATAAAAATTCTTTTACTTTGCAAGGTTTAAGAAACTGGGCTTTTGATAGAAAATTTACTCATTTAAAAGATGTAGATTTTAATAAATTAAAGTCAAGATTAAAATTATCATTAAAAAATAATGAAGATAAAAATTGTAATGGTAGGGAAGATTTTTCTAAATATATAGACACAATATATAAAAGAATATAAAACATAATTATTAAGAAATGAATAAACAAGAAATAGAGGTACAAGATTATTACTTTGTACAAAATGAAGTAGCAGAAAAAATAATACAACTATCAGGAATAAATGTATTTGAAAGATCAAGAAAACGTGAAATAGTAGAAATGAGATCATTATTGTTTTACATACTAAAGAACAAATTAAATATGGGGCTTACAGAAATAGCACACTACTTTAGAGAATCAGGAACGTCTATCAATCACGCAACTGTTATATGGTCATTAAAAAATTATGACATATATAAAAAGACAAATAAAAAAATGCAAGAGATAGAAGAAATGATTATACTTAAAACAAGTATGAATCTAAAAGGAGTGAATAGAGAAAACTATTTAGAAGTAAAATGCAAAGAACTTGAAGATGAAATAAAAGAATTAAAAGGAAATCCTATATTAAATTTAGTTAATAAAATACCTAAACATTTAGAAGAAGAAGCATTAACAAGAATTGAATTGCTTATAAAAGGTTGGGAATGGCAATATAGAGATAGCACAACAGCTTATGCAGGAGAATAAATTAAAAGATCAAGCATTACTTAAAGTTCAATCTAAAATCTGGGAACAAAAAAGATTCATTAGAGAATTAGAAAATGATATTGAAAAAGATAATAATATAGATTTTGATACTATAGAACTACAACTTGATGAAGCCTTATCAATATTAGAGTTATACGAATACATAAAAAAAGCAATACAGAATTATGAACCAACAGGAATTTAAAGAAACAAAAAAATATCTACTTGATAAATGTCAAGAGATAATGGAAGCTAAACAACCTGAATACACACAAAAGAATATAGACATTCTAAACAACTTTAAATCTACAGCAGAAAGCATAGGCATTGAACCTATGGAAGTATGGGCAGTATTCTTTAATAAACATATACAAGCAATATTAACACACGCAGGAGATCCTAATATGCCACAAGCAGAACCAATAGAAAGTAGATATGCAGATGCTATTAACTATTTACTATTAGGATTTAGTATTCTACAAGACAGACCAAAAAAAGATATAATATCTGGTACTGAATAAATTAAGTAAAAAATTACGTTATATATATATAAATTGAATAAACAATAATATTTCAATATGGATTCTAAAAATGGAAACAGTCAACTTAATGAAGAAAGAAACAATTATAACAATAAGGTTTCAAGATTAAATATATTAGGAGAATGCAGAACTGTTAAATGGAATAAGCAAAGACGCTTTAGAACAATTTAAAAAACATATTATGGATAATCGTAAAAACAATGGAGGAGCAAGAGAAGGTGCAGGTAGACCAAAGAAAGCAGATGAATTAAAACTAATTGAAAAATTAGATTCATTAATAGACAATGACGAAGTTATAAAGACTTTAGGCAAACAAATACTAAAAGGAGATTCAAGAGCTATGAATTTATACTTTGGATATAGATATGGCAAACCTAAAGAATCAGTAGATATAACTTCAAGTGAAGGCTTGAACATAAACTTCAAAGACTTAATTAAGTTTAAGTGATTGAAATAAATAAAAAGTATTCTCCTATTGCTGAATCAGATGGGAGGTACTTTATAGTTACAGGTGGTCGTGGATCTGGTAAATCTTTTTCTGTAAACCTCTTATTAGTTCTTCTTACTTATGAAGCTGGACATACTATTCTATTTACTCGTTATACTTTATCTTCTACTTATATTTCTATTATTCCTGAATTTATTGAAAAAATAGAGATGCTTAAAAAGTATGATGACTTTCATATAACAAAAGATGAAATAAGAAATAAGCGTTCAGGAAGCAAGATAATATTCAAAGGAATAAAAACTTCAAGTGGAGATCAAACAGCTAATTTAAAGTCATTACAAGGCGTTACAACATTTGTATTGGATGAAGCAGAAGAACTAACTAATGAAGATACATTTGATAAGATAGATTTATCAGTAAGACAATTAGGCAAACACAATAGGGTAATACTAATCTTAAATCCTACAACTAAAGAACATTGGATCTATAAAAGATTTTTTGAAGATAAAGGAGTACAAGAAAGTATAAACACAACTAAAGACAATGTTACATACATACACACAACCTATTTAGATAATCTTAAAAATTTATCAGAAAGTTATTTAAACCAAATAGAGAACATAAAGAAACGTAGACCAGAAAAATACAAACATCAGCTTCTTGGCTCATTCTTAAACAAAGCAGAAGGCGTTATATTTACCAACTGGTCAATAGGTAGGTTTAAAAAAACAGGCGTAAGTGTGTTCGGTCAAGATTATGGATTTAGTAATGATCCAAGTACATTAGTAGAAACTAATATAGATACAACTAATAAGGTTATTTATTTAAAGGAATGTTTTTACTTGCCTAAACTAACAACAAGCGAAATAGCACGTTTAAATATCAAACACGCTATAGACAATTTAATCGTAGGAGATTCTGCAGAAGTGCGTCTTTTATCAGAATTAAAATCTAAAGGGTGTAGTGTAGTGGCTTCAATAAAAGGAGCTGGATCTATAACCTATGGGATCAGCTTATTACAAGACTATGATTTAATAGTAGACGAACAAAGTATAAACTTAATAAAAGAACTAAACAACTATAGTTGGCTTGAGAAGAAATCAAACACACCTATTGATAAACATAACCATTTAATAGATGCTATTAGATATGCAGTAAGCTACCAGCTACAGAATCCTAACAGGGGCAAATACTATATACAATGATGGAATGTAAAAAATGCAAACAGACAATGACTATATATTCAGGCAAAGATAATAAAGACTACTACTACTGTAGAGAATGTGATATTATTGAATACGAATAAACTTTATTAAATATTTTGTTAATTAAATATATTGTATTATATTAGCTGTATAATTGCAATCAAGCAGTTATATAAACAGAACAAAATGAAAGAATTAAAAACAAAACAACAAGAAGAAAAAGATTTATTATATAAAATACTTTTTTATAGAGACTTATATAAATCAACAAACTATTTAAAAAATTTAAAACAGAACAAATGGCAATAAATAAAATAACATTAGAAAATAGATTTAAAATTATAGATGTTGAAACAACTTTAAAAATGTTGATACAACACGCAGAATTAAAACCACATCACAAAGATTGGGTATTAACATCTTATAAAAACATTTTAGACTTTAAACATCAAAACGATATAATATGAAAAAAAGACAATATAGAAGTAATCAAGGTAGAAGTCCACAAAAAGAAAATGATTCAATGAAAATCATTGCTGTATTACTTTTAGTAGCTTGGACTGCAAGTATAATCTCTTTAACACTAAAATTAGTATGAAACATTATTACGAAGTAGACGGACAACGTAGATATTACATTGCAAAGAAAATATCTCCTAAAGAAAACAAAGAATCATTTTTAAAGATTGTAGGTTATTCAGCTTTAGGCTGGGCTGTATTTTATGTAGCTATGTTTTTTTTCTTACATTTGTTAGAAACAATAATATGAGAAACAAGATACAGAACTTACAAGATTTAGAATACACCAGTAACGCTATAATACTTGGCGAACTAATTAACAAGTGGGTAAAAGCTAAACCAAAGAACGTAGAACTATTACAATTCCAACAACTATTTATAGACAACTCTATTTATGTTGCAGGATTACAGAATGATCTTGCAGCTTGTAAGATGGCTAATAGTGATTATAGGGAACGAATGAATGAAGCCCTTTATGATTTAGAATTATACAAAGAAGAAATGAAAGCCTATAATTTATGAACTACTATAAAGAAACTCCAGACGATATGCCACAATACAAGTGCATCGAATGTGAAAGACCAATATATGAAGAAGGGTATTGTAGTCATCAATGCGAATATATAGATTAATAATTTTGTTTTGTTTAAGTTGAAAAAGGGTGTTAGAAATAGCACCTTTTTTTTTATACTAAAATTCTATTTTAATTACGTTATATAAGTATGAAAGCTAATATTAACGTACCTACTGAACTTAATGAAATTACATTAAAGCAATATCAGAAGTTCCTAAAAGTACAAGATAGCAAACAGAACAACAATTTCATACAAACTAAAATGATAGAAATATTTTGCAATGTTAAAATGCAAGATGCTCTAAATATAAAGCTATCTGATGCAGATCGTATAGCAGGTTTAATATCTAATATGTTTGATCAGAAGCCAGATCTTGTAAAAAGTTTCTGGTTAAATAATGTTGAATACGGATTTGTTCCTGATCTTGATGAAATAACATTAGGAGAATATATTGACCTTGATACCTATATGGGAGAATGGGAGAATATACAAATAGCAATGAATGTATTATACAGACCTATCAAACAGAAGTTAGGAGAAAAATACTTAATAGAAGAATATGATCCAGATACAAAAGACAAATTAATTAATATGCCTATGGATGCAGTATTTGGTTCTATTATTTTTTTTTATCGTTTAGGGATCGAATTATCGAAAACTATGATGAATTATTTGGAGAACGAGGAGGGGAATCTACAAGTTCACGAGCTGGATTTGCTAAAAAATGGGGGTGGTATTCAAGCCTTTACGGACTCGCTGGAGGAGATATTACAAGATTTGAAGATATTACCAAATTAGAAATGCACAAGTGTTTAATGATGTTAGCATTTATGAAAGACAAAAATGAATTAGAATCAAAACAAATAAAAAGTAAATTCAAATGAGCCAACAAGGAATAAGAGGTTTTTATCAATTAACTGAAACTATAAAAGACAAGCTACTTGCAGACATTAATTGCAATACTGTAACAACAGGAGATATATACGATGTAAATCTAAACAAGCAAGACATATTTCCATTAGCACATATTATAGTAAACAACGTAATACAACAAGAACAAACATTAACTTTTAATATAAGCATCTTGGCTATGGATATTGTGGATCAATCTAAAAGTGAAACAACAGATAGGTTTACAGGAAACAATAACGAACAAGACATTCTTAATACACAACTGGCAGTATTAAATAAAGTAATACAAAGTTTAAGAATGGGAACACTACATCAAGATAAATACCAATTAGATAGTCCTGTAAGTTGTGAACCATTTTACGATAGGTTTGAAAACCAATTAGCAGGATGGACTGCAACTATGGACATAATGATATATAATGACATAAACATCTGTTAATGAATTTTAAGAATATAAATAAAGCATTAAATGATTTTGGTAAGTACGTTGTACAACAATCAAGATCACGCCTAACAAAAGGAAATCAAGGTGGTGGTGCTTTATATGATTCTATTAGATATACATTAGATGAAGAACAGAAAGGATTTATACTTGACTTCTATATGGAAGATTACGGTAAGTTCCAAGATCAAGGTGTTAAGGGTGCTAATCCAAGTTTAATAAAAGGAGGTAAACAAAAAGCACCAACAAGTAAGTTTAGTTATAAGCAAAAGATGCCACCAATGAAACCATTAATGGATTGGGCTCAAAGTAAGAATATAAGATTTAGAGATAAAGAAGGCAAATTTAAAAAGGGCAGTTATAAGAGTATGGCATTTGTATTACAAAGAAGTATATACGCACAAGGTTTTAAACCTACTTACTTTTTTACTAAACCATTTGAAGCTGCATTTAAAAGATTACCAGAAGAATTAATAAAAGATTTTATGTTAGACATAGAAAAAGGAATAATATTAGGAATAAAAAAATAAACAATGGCAGCAATAGCATTACGAAGTCCACAATATAAATACGCAGCAGCAGGTACAGGAGCTAATTCTGCTAAAATAACTATTAGTATTGATGGAACAATAGAATATACTTTAATAAAAAGAGCAACAGCAGGAGCAAATATGCTTTGGGAAATAGCAGAACTATGTAGAGATTTTATAAACATAACTTATGACGGTAGTTATACTGCTGAAACTTTAGCTATTATATCTACCTTAACTTCACACGCTTCAACAGATGGAAGTGGAACAGCTTTAACAACATCGACAATAACTGATATAGGTTATGACGCATACGGTACATTTACAGAAGGCTCAAATCCAACAGTACCTTTTGGTTCTCGTCCTACTTGGCTTATAAGTGGAGATCCTAATCATACAGGAATAAATGATGAATACTATATTTATGTGCCTAACAATACAGCAGGTTCAGTTCCTTATATAATTGCTAATGAAACTATGGGCTATCAAAGTTACGGAGCTACAGATGTAGAAATAACAAGTAGTCCTGCTGGAATTAAAATGAATATAAATAGAATTGATTGTACAAAATATGGAAATGGTCATAAAATTACATTTGTAAATAAATATGGTGCATTACAAGATTTATGGTTCTTTTTAAAATCTGTAAACACAACAACAAAAAAACAAGAGCAGTTTCAAAGAGTTGTTATTAATACAGCAGGAGTTTATAGCCCTTATGTACATACTAAACAAGATTATAATACTGTAGCAAACACAAGCATAACATTAAGTAGTGGTTATTATCCTGAATGGGCTAATCAATGGTTTGAACAATTATTATTATCAGAACAAGTGTGGTTAACAAGACTTGACCCTACTAATCCTAATTCAACACAATATGTTCCTGTTAATGTAAAGAAAAATAGTATGGTTCAAAAGACTTCACTAAACGACAAACTTATAGATTACACATTTGATTTTGATATGTCATTTGATTATATAAACAATATTAGATAATGCAAAAACTACAACTATATATTGGTGGCGAAAGAATTGATTTATTTAAAGACGAACAAGTTTCATTTAACCAGTCAATACAAAACATAAAAGATCCTGCAAAGATATTTACTGAATTTACACAAACATTTACAGTACCAGCTTCTAAAGTAAATAATCAAGTGTTTGAACACTATTATAACTTTAATATTGTAGGGGGTTTTGATGCAAGAAACAAAGTAGATGCAAACATAGAACTAAACAACGTAGCTTTTAAGCAGGGTTATATAAGACTTGAAGGTGTTGATATGAAACTAAATAAAGTGTATGCATATCGTATTACATTCTTTGGGGAAACAGTAAACATAAAAGATATATTAAGAGAAGATAAATTAGGAAATTTAAGTGATCTAAATCAATACAATTTAAACTATGATGCTGCAACTGTAAAAGCAAGATTACAAAGTGCATCTGGTGCAATATTATGCCCTCTTATAACTTCTGGTGCGAGTGGAGAAGAATCAAGATTATTTTATAATAGTAATAATTCAGCACATACAGATAATACAGGCAACTTATATTATCATACAGGATCAAGTAATGATCACGGTGTTTTATATTCTGATTTAAAATATGCTATAAGACTTTATGAAATAGTAGAAGCTATCAAAGTTACCTATCCATCTTTAGTGTTTACAGATGATTTTTTTAGTACAAGCAATGCAGAATTTTACAATCTTCATATGTGGCTACATAGAAAGAAAGGTAGTGTAGCACCTGCAGAACAAATAGCAGCATTTCCAACATTAGTAACAGGTTTTGGTTTACCTCAAACTTATACTAATATGATTGATAGTTCTGGCTTACAAATAGATGCAAATTATTTACCAACAATCACACAAAGATTAACTATAAATACAAGTTCAACTGATTCTTATGACGTAATAATAAACAGGGGTACTACTGTTTGGTTTACTGCTTCTAATTTAACAGGCAATTCATTATTTGATCAAGGGGATATGGGTTTTATGGATGCAGCTACATATACTGTTATTATAAGAACAACAACTAATATTACTTTTTCTTTAATAGAATGGGATTTATCAGGTTACCAACCTACAAGTCCTCCAGTTGGATGGGCTGAAACTTATGATATTACAAATTTTTCTGCTACTGCTACATTTCAATTTGTTATAACTGAACAAATACCTGATATGAAAATTATAGATTTTCTAACAGGAATATTTAGAATGTTTAATCTTACAGCTTATTATGTAAGTAATAGACAAGATGCAGATTATGGTAAAATCAAAGTACAAAAATTAGATGATTTTTATATAGCAGGAACAAGTTATGATATAAGTGAATATGTAGATACAAATACAAGTCAAGTAAATGTAGCATTACCATATAAAGAAATAGAATTTGGTTATGAAGGAACTGGAACATTACTTGCTTTACAATATGAGCAATTACAAGGTAAAAGTTGGGGTGCAGAAAAATTTACAGGAAACGCAACAGTAGGCAATAACTTTGATGCACCTAATCCAACATATAAAGTAACACTACCTTTTGAGCATATACAAATGGAACGTCTTGTGAATGTTAACCCTGATTTAGCATCTCCACAAACAACAATACAATATGGATATTTTGTTGATGATAATTTAGAAGCATACTTTGGTAAACCATTAATATTTTATCCTATTCTTCAAACAAGTGGAACAGAAATATCGTTTAGAGATTCTGCAACAACACATTCTCCTTTAACTACTTATTTTATACCAAGCAATAGTTTAAGTTTGAGTTCTGCTACAAGCACAAAAAATATAAACTTTTATTTAGAAGTAAATGAATATAGTTTAGATACAAATTTTACAGGAACATTATTTGAAGAAAATTATTTAGAATACATACAAGACATATTTAATAGTAAAAGAAGATTAACAAAACTAAAAGCATATTTGCCTTTAAAGATTATTTACAATCTTAATATGAATGATAGGGTAGTTATTAATAATCAAAGTTATAACATAAACAACCTAACTTCGAATTTAATAACAGGCGAAAGTTCAATGGAATTACTTAACAATAATTATATTGGAAATGTATCAGGAAACTTTAGAGTTTTGACAGATGTATATCAAACATATCCTAATTATTCTAATTACTATTATGAAAGTCAAATAGGAGCTGCACAAAACTTATCTAATGGAGATGTTATATACACAGATACAGCTTTAACAACAACATTAGTAGCAGGAACTTATTATCAAGTGGGGTCAAGTGAAACAACAACAAGGTGTATAAATAGTTCATACCAAATGAGTATGACAGTAAATTCATCAGGAGTTATAACAAACATATTATGTGATCAACCTTAAAATTATGATAAAAAATATAATAGAATTATTAAAAATTGTAGATGGAGAAACAGAAACAATTAGAATTGCACAAGGCAAATATAAAATAGCTGAAACCTTTAAAGAAGGATTTAAACAAATAAAAAGAGAAATAAAATGGCAGAAGTAATACAAGTTCAGTTAGATATAGAAACTAAAAAGGCTCAAAAAGGTGTAGACAACCTAACAGACGAAATAGTTAATCTAAACAAAGAAGTAGCACAAGGAAATAAAGAAACAGCTAAAGGTTTAAAAGATGTTGAAAAAGCATCTGATAAAACTTCTGGTGGTGTAAAGAAAATAGGTGGTGCATTAAAAGCATTAGGTATTGGACTTATTATAGCAGGATTTACAAAGTTTGTAGAAGTTTTAAATGAAAATCAAAAGGTAGCAGACTTTTTTTCTATTACATTTGAAGCATTATCATTAGCATTTAATGATTTTTTTAATTTTATATTATCTAATACTGGTGCAATAACTAACTTTTTCAAAGCAGCCTTTGATGATCCTGTTCAAAATATGATTGACTTTGGTAACGCTATTGTAGAAAATGTTATTGAAAGGGTGCAATCATCAATAGACACATTAGGTTATTTAGCAGAAGCAGTAGTTAAGGTATTCAAAGGAGATTTTGCAGGTGCATTAGATGCAGCTAAAAATGCAGGTAAAGAATTAGTAGACGTTGTTACAGGTGTTGATGATTCATTTGATAAAACTGCAGAAGTTGTTACAAAAGTTGCTACTGCAACATCCAATTATGTAAAAGAAACAATTAAAGGTGCTACAGAAAATGTTAATCTTGCTAAAACAGCAGAATTAGCTGCAGTTGCTAATCAAGGTTTAATTGAGAAGTATGATCTACAAGCAGAAAAATTAAGACAAGTAAGAGATGAAGAAAGAAACACTATAGCTGAAAGAAAGAAAGCAAATGATGAATTAAATGCAGTATTAGACGAACAAGAAAAAACAATGTTAGCTAATGCAAATGCTATACTTAATGCAGCACAAGCACAATTTAAAAAGAACGGAAATGATGAAAATCAAATAGCTTTATTAGAAGCACAAAATGAAGTATTAGCAGTACAAGCACAAGTTGCAGGTTTTAGGTCAGAACAAAAAGCAAATGATTTAGCATTAGATAGAGAACAAAAGGAATTGAATCAATCTATAAGTGATGCAGAAGCAGAAAGAAATCAAGCACAATCAGAATTTACAGCAGAACAAATAGAAAATGATTATTTAAGATTACAAGCACAATTAGATATTGCACAAAAAGAAGGTGAAATAGAATCAAAAAGATTAACAGAAAAAAGAAATCAATATAAACAAGGAACACAAGCGTATGAAGATGCTAACAATGAACTATTAGCATACCAACAAGAAAACGCAAACTCACAAGTTTCAATAGAAAAAGATTTAAATAAAAATAAAAAACAATTAACTACACAAGCCTTAACTGATATGGCTACTATTGTAGGTAAAAACTCAAAGTTTGGTAAAGCTATAGCAATAGTACAAGCTATTAGAGATACCTATGCAGGTGCAAACAAAGCATTAGCACAAGGAGGTATATTCGGATTCATAGGTGCAGCAGCAGTAATTGCAGGGGGTATTGCAAACGTAAAACAAATAACATCTACACCAGAACCAACACCACCATCAGGATCATCAGTAGGTGGAGGAGGATCAATTCCAGCTATGCCATCAGCACCACCTGCATTTAATGTAGTAGGTCAAGGAGAAACAAGTCAATTAGCAGATGCAATAGGAAGTCAAGCAAGTGAACCTGTTAGAGCATACGTTGTAAGCAACGATGTAACAACTGCACAAGGATTAGAAAGAAATATTGTAGAAGGTGCAACAATATAAATGCAAAATTATTAATTAAATACGTTATATAGTATATGAAAATAGTCGAATTAATTTTAGATGAAGATCAAGATGCTTCTGGAATCGAAGCAATATCAATAGTCGAAAATCCAGCTATTGAAGAAGATTTTATTGCATTAAAAAGTGATGAAATTAAATTAGCAGAAGTTTCAAAAGAAAAAAAAATATTAATGGGGGCTTTACTAATCCCAAATAAGCCTATATATCGAAAAAATGGAGAAGATGAATATTACATATACTTCTCTAAAGATACAGTCTTAAAAGCCTCCCAAATGTACTTAACTAAAGGCAATCAAAACAATTCAACATTAGAACACCAACATTCATTAAGTGGATTAAGTTTGGTAGAATCTTGGCTTGTAGAAGATGAGGTTCACGACAAATCAAGAAAGTATGGTATGAATGTACCTGTAGGAACTTGGATGGGTGCTGTAAAAGTAAACAATGATGAAATCTGGAACGAATATGTAAAAACAGGTAAAGTAAAAGGGTTTTCAATAGAAGGTTACTTTGCAGATAAAATGGAACGACCAAAAGAATCAATAAAAGAAGATATGTCAGAACAAAACGCAGACTTACTATTAAGTCAAATAGAAAAAATAGTTAAAGGAGAAAAAGTAGAATTAAGAAACATATCACAAATTAAAAAACAAATTTCTTACATTAAAAATGTAGAAAATGATGCAGATAAAGTATTTACTAAATTTCAACAAGCTGTTTCAAAGGCAAGTGATGTTTATGATGAATTATTAAGATTTAGAAATGCTGTATATGGAGAAGTTTATGGAAATGCACCTGCTGAAATAAATGACTTTAAAAAAGCTGCAAAAGAATTAGGTATTGATATAAATAGTGTATCTGAAATACAACAATTAGAAAAATTAATAACAACTGGTAAAGAAGTTGTAAAATTTCTTGATAAATATAAAAGACCAAAAATATAACTATGAGTAAGCATATAAACAAAGTATTCAGTATGATTCAAACTGAATTAAAATCAGAAAAAGTTGAATTAGCAATTTTAGATAATCTAAAAAAATATGCAAGTGGATTAAATAAATATCAAAACGAAGGAGATGGTTTGGTAAAAAGAGCTAATAGACTAAAAACTGAATTAAACGAAACACAAAAAGCAATTTATAAATGGTCAGATGTAGGCGAAAGTATAGCAAACGATATTGTAAGAGATTTATCTAAATTTGAAAAATCAGCGAAAGAATTAGGGGTATCTCCAAGTTCAATAAAAGAATATGTTAATGCAGAAAAAGCATTTAAACAATTTGCCAAATTAGAACAGAAATATCAAAAAATTGCAAAAGAATTATAAATTAAATGCCTAAAAAAACATTTTTCCCAAGTCATTCGAGTCCTAAAAGTTCAAGACGTGCTTGTTTATGTAAAGATAAAAATACTTATTCAAGAAAATGTTGTGATGGTTCTTTATGGGCGCAAGGCATAGGAGTTATATCAAGGACTATTTGAAAATGCAAAAAAATAAATTAAACACGTTATATATATAATTATGAAATCAACTGAAATGTTAAACCAAATCAAGACGCTTCTAAACATAGAAGTAAAACTTGAAGAACAAAAATTAGAGAACGGTACTCGTGTAGAAGCAGAATCGTTTGAAAAAGGTAAAGAAATCTTTATTCTTACTGATGACGAAAAAGTTGCTATGCCTGTAGGAGAATACCTACTGGAAGATGGTAGACTTGTAGTTATTGCAGAAGAAGGAATCATAGATGACGTTAGAGAAGTATCTGACGAAGTTCCACAAAAGGAAGAAGAATCTAAAGATGAAACAGAAGATTTAGAAGAAAAGGAAGAAAAAATGGATGAAGAAGCTGATGTACAAGACTGGGAAGGTATGGAAAAAAGAATTAAGAATCTTGAAGATGCTATTTCTGATCTTAAATCTAAAATGGGAGAAAAAGATATGAAAGAAGATGAAGTTGAAATGAATGAAGAAGAAGTATCAAGACAACCTAAATCAAGAACAGTTAAAGAAGAATTTAACAAAGAAGTTAACGAACAATTAAAAGAAGAATTATCAAAACCTGCTGCTGCTCCAATAAAGCACAATCCAGAAGGAGGTAATCTTAAAAAAGAAAATTTTAGAATTAGTCCTAAAAGACGACCTTCTACAATGGATATAATCTTAAATCAATTAAATAAATAAAATAAACAATTATGCCACAACCAACTATTACTACTACTTATGCTGGAGAATTTGCAGGTAAGTACATTGCTGCTGCTCTATTGAGTGGGAACACGTTAAGTCAAGGTGCTATTGAAATTAAGCCAAACATTAAGTTTAAAGAAGTTATTAAAAAAGTAGCTACTTCTGGTTTAATTGTAGATGAATCTTGTGATTTCACGTCTGCTGGAACTGTAACTCTTACTGAAAGAATTATACAGCCAGAAAATTTCCAAGTTAACCTTGAATTATGTAAAACGCCTTTCGAATCTGACTGGGGTGCTGTATCAATGGGCTATTCAGCTTTTGATAATTTACCTCCTGACTTTGCAAGTTTCTTAATTGCACACGTTGCTAAAGAAGTTGCTCAAGCAACTGAAAACAACATCTGGCAAGGAAATCTTGGTGGGGCTCAAGCTGGAGAATTTGACGGATTTACTACTTTAATGACTGCAGATGCAGATGTAATTGATGTTGCTGCTGTAGGTGGTGGTGTTAATTCTGCAAATGTAATAGCAGAACTTGGAAAGATAGTAGATGCTATTCCTGATACTTTATATGGTAAAGATGACTTATACATCTATGTTTCACAAAACATCGCTAAATCTTATGTAAGAGCATTAGGAGGTTATTCAGCTTTAACTAACGTAGCTGGAACTGAAAATGTAGGTTCTGTAGGTGCTAACGGTATCGACAATAGAGGAACTTTATGGTTCGGAGGAAACGAAAACCTTTCTATTGATGGTGTAAAAATCGTTGTAGCAAATGGATTACCAAACAACTATGCAGTTGCTGCTGAAAGATCTAACTTATTCTTTGGAACAGGTTTAATGTCTGACTACAATCTTGTTAAATTGATTGATATGGCTGATATTGACGGAAGTAAAAACGTAAGAGTAATTATGAGATTTACTGCTGGAGTTCAATACGGAATAGGATCTGATGTAGTTCTTTATTCTTAATAAATTAAATTAACCAAAAATAAAGGGTAGGTGGGTTATTGCTTACTTACCCTTTTTTTATAAAATAAAATATAAACTATGGCTTGTACATTAAACACTGGTAGAAAATTACCTTGTAAAAGTGCCTTTGGTGGCATAAAAACAGTTTGGTTTGGAGATTTTGGAGGTATTACAGGAGTTACAGTAGATTCTACTACTAAACAAGTAACAACTATCGCAGGAACTCAACCAGATTGGTATCAATTTGATGTTAAAGGTAATTCTTCACTTGAAACAACTGTAACAAGTTCAAGAGAAAACGGAACTACTTTTTACACACAAACTTTAAATTTAACATTAACATACCTTGAAGCTAAAACTCAAGCAGAATTGCAAGATATAGCAGTTGCAAGACCTTATGTTGTTGTTGAAGATTATTACGGAAATCAATTCCTTTGTGGACTTGAAAACGGAATGGAATTTGTTTCTGGAACTGTTGTTTCAGGAGCTGCTGCAGGAGATCTTTCAGGATTTACTTTAGTTATGGAAGGAATGGAAGAATTAGCTCCATACTTTTTAGATTCAGGATTGATTACTGCTGACGTTGAACAAATCGTACCTAACTAATAATATTAGTATTTAAAATTAAGCATCCTTCGGGGTGCTTTTTTTTTGCATTAACATTTCTACAAAATAACTTATTTCTTACGTTATATATAAAATGATTGTATTAACTACTTCTACATTAGCTCAAGCGTTTAAAGTAATACCAAGAACGTATGGAGATCAGTTTACTATGTCTATTAGAGATGATAGCACAAATGTAACTACAGTTTATGAAGTTGATAACGCAGTAACATCAGGAAACTATTTAACTTTTAGTCAAGCATTTAGTCCTGTATTAGTTGAAGGTCATTTTTACGACATAAAATTATATTCAGACCCAAACTTTTGGAATACCAATTATTTTCTTTGGGAATTATATAATGAATTTTGGAATATAGATACTACTAACATTGTAGATATATTCAAAGACAGAATTTTTTGTACAGATCAAGAGATTGACCAAATGGATAATTTATACTATAAGTTAAACGAAGGTCAATACATTACAGACAATTCTTATAATAATGATTACATTGTAATATGAAAAATAGAAAAAGAAATAATTTAGGACAGTTTGTTAAACAAGGTTCTAAATCTGAAATTAGTTTTGTTAATTTAAGTACATACACAAGTCCAGTAGTTAAAGAAGTGCCAAATCAGGAATGGGTAGCTTACGGAGAAGATAACAATTACTTTCAGTTCTTAATAGACAGATACAATGGAAGTCCTACAAACAACGCTTGTATTAATGGTATAAGCCAACAAATATATGGCAAAGGTTTAGGAGCTACAAATTCTAATAGAAAGCCAGAACAATACGCACAAATGATTACATTATTTAAAAAAGATATTGTAAGAAAATTGTGTTATGACCTTAAACTTATGGGTCAATGTGCTATGCAAATTATCTACTCGAAAGATAGAACTAAAATTGCACAAATAGAACATATGCCTATCGAAACATTACGAGCAGAAAAATGTAATGAAGATGGAGAAATACCTGCATACTATTACTTCAAAGATTGGACTAAATTAAAACCAAGTGATAAGCCATTAAGAATACCTGCTTATGGAATGTCTAAAGAAAATATAGAAATCTATTACATTAAGCCATACAAGTCAGGTTTTTATTACTATGCACCTGTAGATTATCAAGGTGGAATACAATATGCAGAATTAGAAGAAGAAATTTCTAACTATCACTTAAATAACATAATGAATGGTTTAAGCCCTTCAATGTTAATCAACTTCAATAATGGAACACCTAATCCACAAGAGCGTGAACTTATTGAATCTCGTATAGCTCAAAAATTTAGTGGATCAAGTAATGCAGGTAAATTTATTTTAAGTTTTAACGATAATAAAGAAGCACAAGCAGAAATTACACCAGTACAATTAAGTGATGCTCATAATCAATATCAATTCTTATCAGACGAATCACAAAGTAAAGTATTAGTAGCACATAGGGTTGTAAGCCCAATGCTTTTAGGTATTAAAGACAATACAGGACTTGGAAATAATGCAGATGAAATAAAGACTGCTTCCTTGCTTATGGATAATACCGTTATAAGACCGTTTCAGGAACTTTTAATAGATTGCTTTGACAATGTATTAGCTTACAATGATATTGCCTTAAACCTATACTTTATTACGTTACAGCCATTAGAATTTACAGACGTAGATCGTAGTGTACAAAGTGATGAAGAAATAGAAGAAGAAACTGGAATCAAAATGTCTACTGATTTAAAAGAAGTTGACGGATATGAAGTTTACGAAACTAAAGAAGAAGCAGAAGAACAAGCTGAAAAAATGGGATGTTCAGGTCATCACGAACACAAAGAAGGAGATAAGGTATGGTATATGCCTTGTGAAAAACACCCAGAACTATCTGTTGATTTAGGTAAAGAAATATTAGAAAATTTAAAAGGTGAAGTTATAAATGATGAATGGGAACTTGTAGATGAATTAGAAGAAGATCAAGACATAAGCAATGAGGACTGGGCAAACATTTGTATTTCTGAAAAAAAGAGTTTATTTCAACAACTAAAAGACGAAATAACTTCTAAACCAGATGGCTTTAGTTATTTAGATTCTAAAAATTATAAAATTAGATATAAGTATGCAGTAGGATCTACTAAACCAAGTAATTCAACAAGGGATTTCTGCGAGA